TCTGTCTTCTCAACAGATAAAAGAAATAAAAGCAAAGCTTGAGAAGGGTGGTTTGAAAAAATGAGTTTCGATATAAACAACCTCGTCGAGGTGCGTCTGAAAAGCGAGGATGACTTTTTAAAAGTCAGAGAGACTCTCACTCGCATCGGCGTTGCATCTAAAAAAGAACAAATACTTTATCAGTCATGCCATATTCTGCACAAGCAGAAAAGGTACTTCATTGTGCACTTCAAGGAGCTATTTGCACTTGACGGTAAACCTTCGAACATGTCAGATTCAGATACTGCTAGAAGGAACACGATTGCTAATCTGCTGAAGGAGTGGGATCTCGTAGAGATCTTGAGTCCGTCTCAGACTGATAACCCAGTGGCTCCTATCAGTCAGATCAAAGTTCTACCATTTAAAGAGAAAAATGACTGGGAGCTGGTGGCGAAGTACAATATCGGCAAGAAAAAAATTATAAGTGATTGAGTTCTTTACATAAAAAAAATCAAAAAAACGGTTGACATATTATCTTCCACGATATAGAATGTATATATGATGAATAAGGAGATGAACATGTGTAGCGAATGGAAGAAATCGGATTGGCGCACCACGGAAACGTGGGAGTCTGTTAATTGCTCGAGCGGTGAAGTTCGTATCACTAAGATTGGCGATAGATTCATAGGTCGCGACCCTAACGGCATGCTGGTTTCACAGTTTCCTGATACCTGGGAAAACACTGTTCGTATGATGGAATCTTGCTTTACCTGGCACATCAAGGTTGCGTGAAATGGGTGACATTATCAAAATCCGTGGCTTGACACGACATGGTAAGAACCGTGTTCGTGAGCACGGTGAGATGTGGGAAGTGACTGACTGGAAGTCACCACTGCGTCCTGGTGAACAATCAATCCGCTCGCTTAAAACTGGTGAAGAGCGTTGGCTCGATTCAGAAAATTTTGAAATCGTTTTACCAGAAAGGTTTTGAATTATTCCTCAGTAGCTCAGTGGTAGAGCTGACGGCTGTTAATCGTCCGGTCGGTGGTTCGAATCCATCCTGAGGAGCCAAATTTGCCGGCGTAGCTCAGTTGGGAGAGCAGTTCACTTGTAATGATCAGGTCCGCGGTTCGAGTCCGTGCGCCGGCACCACAAAAAAATATTAGAAAATCTATTTACAAACAATGTAGGATGTGATAGTATATAAACATAATGATTAATCAATCTGTCTCTGATGAGTCCGTAGGGACGAAACCCCGAAAGGGGTCAGACAGCAGCCGACCTTGTGGTGTAGGTGCTAGCAGTGTAAAGGTTCTGAGGTTAGATATATCCGATAGGATTGCCATGGCGGTCCGTGTAGGCATCCAAGGATAAACCACATTTTTTTTTGAAACTGAAAAGGAAGTGACTAATTATGACTAAAACTGAAAAGGTACTAACCGCTCTTCAAAGCGGTGAAACTCTCACTGGAAAGCAAATCGAATCTCGTTTCGGTGTTGGTAATGCTCGTGCCACCGTCAGTGATTTGCGCATGAAGGGCTTTGCTATCTATGCAAATCCACGCACGAACAGTAAGGGTGAGACAAAGAGCTTCTATCGTCTCGGTACTCCTTCACGTGAGGTTGTTGCAGCCGGCTATCGCGCTCTAGCAGCAGCGTAAGTTATAGGGGGAGCGGGATCATCATATTCTCCTACTGTTCATCTCCTCCCGCTCCCCTATTGACTTTAGTAGGAGAATAACTATATAAATAAAACGAGAATGCCTTATGGGTTCTCTTTTTTATAAACCTTGCTAACCATAGGAGGTAATAATGGTTACACATAATGCGGCGGCACTACGCAGATTTGATCCTTTCTTTGTTGGTTTTGATCATTTATGGCAAGAGATTGATCGGCTTGATCGTACAGATGCTTTTGCAAAGCCACAATCATATCCACCCTATAACATTCGTAAACATGAAGATGATGAAACTTATTCCATTGAACTAGCAGTTGCTGGTTTTAAGGAACAAGACATCAACGTTGTATTGGAAGATTCAAAACTTACAGTTCAGGGAGAAATCAAGGAGACAGATGGAGGAAATCTTCTTCACAAGGGAATTGCTCTACGAGCATTCACAAGACACTTCACGCTGTCCGAGACTATCGAAGTGGAGGGAGCAGAACTCAAAGACGGGTTACTCGTCATCAGACTCAAGAACATCATCCCAGATCATAAAAAGCCTCGCCAAATCCCGGTTACGTCCGGAGGTAAAGTACTTGAGGCGAAAAAGGAACTCCTAACTGAAGAGTAAAATTGTTGACTTTTGAAATCTTAAGTGATATAAATTAGAGTATGGCAACATTCTACACATCAGTTGAGAGGACGTCCAACGACATCCTGTACGTTGGATATCACGAAGGGCGAAGAGTGGTCGAAAAGATTAGGTTCAAACCGACCCTCTTCGTTCCTACCCGTAACAAAACAAAATTTCGTACACTAGACGGAATTAACGTCGACACGATTGAACCTGGCACCATGATGGATTGTCGGGACTTCATTCGAGAAACAGAGGCCGATAACTTCCGAGTGTACGGTAACAGAGACTATGTAGCTCAATTTATAGCAGAAAAATTTCCTGATGGTTGTGTACCCGATACATCGACGATGAATGTCACTTTCATTGATATCGAGGTGCAGTCCGATCAGGGGTTTCCAGAACCAAATCTTGCACAGCAGCCCGTTACTGCCATCACCATTAAAAATAATGTTGATGATACTTTTTATACTTGGGGCATCGGCGGGTTTGAGGTTGGTAACTCAATCGTTGAGGACAAACGGATCGAGTATATCCGCTGTCAAGACGAGCATACTTTGCTTAAAAGTTTCCTGTCACACTGGAACAAAAATATTCCCGATATTATCAGCGGCTGGAACTCCGAAGAGTTCGATATGCCATATCTCATCAACCGCATTGCTCGTGTTCTTGGTGAGGATCAACTGCGTAAGTTCTCACTCTTTAATATCAAGCCAGAAGCTCGTGATACTACATATAATATTCTTGGTACTACTCAGCTTGACTTCATGCTTCTATTCAAGAAGTTTGGTTACACATACGGCAATCAGGAGTCATATAAACTTGACAACATAGCGAATGTCGTTCTCGGTGAAAAGAAACTCGACTATTCTGAGTACTCCTCCCTTGCGGCCCTATACCGAGAAAACCATCAGAAGTTCATTGACTATAATATTCGCGACACTCAGCTTGTAGAGCGCATGAATGAGAAAACTGGTCTAATTGATCTTGCACTTACTCTTGCTCACAAAGCAAATGCAGTATATGTTACCGCATTTGGATCCGTGAAAATCTGGGACACATACATATATAATGTACTCAAAAAACATGATATTGTTCTCAGTCCACAAGACGAGGTTTCAGGTGACCGGCGTATCGAGGGTGCATATGTCAAAGATCCACAGAAGGGTATGCATGAATGGGTCTGTTCATTTGACTTGAACTCCCTGTATCCGCATCTTATCATGCAGTACAACATGTCGCCTGAAACTATCATGGACGGTGTTCTGCCTGGTGTGGATGTGGAAACTCTTTTACAGCAAGTAAACCTTAAAATACCAAAAGATGTCTGTGTGTCATCCACGGGTCAGTTATTCAGTACCAAAACACACGGTGTATTTCCACAAATCGTTGATAGCCTCTACAACGAGCGAACGGTAGTCAAGAAAAAAGCGCTTGATGCTAAACAGAAACTTGAAAACACACCCAAGGACAAAGTCTACGAGAGAGGTCAGATAGAAAAAGACATTGCCAGGTTCGATAACGAGCAGATGGCAGTTAAAATTATGATGAACTCACTCTATGGTGCTATGTCAAATAAGTGGTTCCGATATTATGACATTCGTATGGCGGAGGCGATTACCATCTCTGGCCAGCTAACAATTCGTTGGGCCGAAAACACCATTAACAAATATCTTAATGAGGTCCTAAAAACAAATAAAGTTGACTACGTGATTGCGATTGATACGGACAGCCTTTATGTTAGTATGGGTGATCTTGTAAAGCAGGTAATGCCCAACGAGACAGATCAAGATAAAATCTGTAAATTTATCGATAAGGTTGCTGAACAGAAAATCGAGCCTCTACTAGAAAAAACCTATGATTCCCTCAAAAATTATGTGCACGCCTATGAACAACGCATGCACATGAAACGGGAAGTTATTGCGTCTAAGGTTATCTTTACTGGCAAAAAGCGATACATTGCAAACGTGCTCAATAATGAGGGTGTACAGTATGCAAAGCCAAAAATCAAGATCACTGGTATTGAATCCGTACGGTCTTCGACTCCACAGGTCTGTCGCAAGCTCATTGAAAAAACTCTATCCATTATTATGAATGACGACGAATTTGCCGTACAGAAATTTATTAAAACTGCCAGAAGTGAATTCCAAAAACTAAACCCAGAGGATGTTGCCTTTCCTCGTGGTGTATCTAATCTGTGGAAACAACAAAAAGAAGGTGTTGGAGTTCCCATTCACGTTCGTGCATCTCGCCGATATAATCAACTCATAAAAGAACTAAATATAAATAATAAGTATGAAGAGATTAAAAACGGCGATAAGATTAAATTTGCTTATCTTAGAATGCCTAATCCGGCAAAGCAAAATGTAATTGCTTTTCCAATTATATTACCACCTGAATTTGATTTAAAAAGATTTATTGATTATGATATGCAGTTTGATAAATCTTATGTAGATCCAATTCGCCATATTCTTGATGCTATCGGGTGGTCAGTGGAAAGACAAAACACTTTAGAGGACTTTTTTAATGGCTGACATTCCTGCAGAATATCAAAATTTGGATTTTGGTTTCAGTGCCATTGATGAAGCTACATATGTAGCAAATCAAGAGAGCGCTACCGAAACTCCACCTTCTATTGACGAGAATGATTTAACTCGTGTGGTACTCAATGCGCTTGCTCCTCTGGAGGATAAGCTTGACACTCTTCTGACAAGAAGAAATGTTGAAGAATCAGATGATGTGCAGCTTGCCATTGCACAAGCTCAAGATGAAGTAAGAGGTAAAATAACTGAATTGGAAAAACTAATCATGCCTCTGCTTGTAAATCTCTTAAAGACTGCTGACAAAGAATATATTCATTGGCCAAATAGAGCCACACAAGTTCAGTCTACAATAGATAAAGTTTTAGCTATCACTCGGGGCTAAAATGTTTATGGCGTTACTCACATTACTAGTGGCGATTGCCATTTCTGGAGTTGCTGCATGGTACAGCATCGTTGGTCTTATGGCCATCTTTGCTGCCGCTGCAATGCCTATTGCTATTATGGGCGGTGTGCTCGAAGTAGGTAAACTACTTACGGCATCCTGGCTCTATCAAAACTGGAAGACATGCCCGAAGTTATTAAGGGCATATTTAACATCGGCAGTTGTAGTGCTGATGTTCATTACATCGATGGGTATCTTTGGTTTTCTATCCAAGGCTCATATCGATCAGACGTTGGTTGGGGGAGATAATTCTTTAGAGATTCAATCCATAGACCAACAGATTGGTCAAGAGCAAAGGAGAATTAAAGATGCAGAACAAGTCATTAGCCAACTCGATAAGGCTGTCGAGACGCTCATCGAGTATGATCGGATTAGAGGGCCAGAGGGTTCTATCGCCGTGCGTGAAAGCCAACGTGTGGAAAGAAGCACACTCGCCGGAATCATTTCTGATGCGAGCAACAGAATTAAACAGCTTCGAGACAATGCAAGACCCCTACAGAAACAGCAACTTCAACTCGAAGCTGAAGTAGGACCTATCAAGTATATCGCTGCTCTTTTTTACGAAGAAACTAATAAATCAGTTCTTGAAGAAGCAGTACGGTGGGTAATAATCACTATCATTTTTGTTTTTGATCCTCTTGCAGTTTTATTGCTCATTGCAGCGAACATGACGTTGCTAAAACCAAAAGCGATAAAAAAAGCAGTCAATGTAGCAGACGAGTGGAATGAAATCGAAGTTGAAACTGAAGATGAACCAGAAGAATTTATTGTTGCCGTTGATGAAATTGACCCAGATGCCACGGTAGAAATAACTACAGTCGAGAATCTAGATATTGAAGACAATTGGAAAGAACCATTGTACAATGATGAAAAGCTGAATGTGAAAGAAAAAAGATTAAAAAATAATGAATCAGCACTTCGTCAACAGGGAACATTTGGGCGTAACAATAAATCAGAAACTGATTGACTTTTTTAGAATTATAAATTATAATTCTCCATATATGCTTTTATAGGAGGTTACTGAATGACTGATTTTTTTCGGAATATTGTCAAAGAACTAAACGACGAGAATACACATGTTGCAGCTGACGGACTGGGCTCTAGTGAGTTTAGCGATACTATTGATACCGGCTCTTATATTTTTAATGCCGCTCTTTCTGGCTCCATTTTTGGCGGTGCCCCAAATAATAAAGTACTTGCGCTCGCTGGTGAAAGCGCTACAGGAAAAACCTTCTTTGCTCTGGGTATGGTTCGGCGTTTCCTCAGTGATAATCCCACTGGTGCTGTTTTCTACTTTGATACTGAAGCTGCTGTTACAAAGTCCATGATGGAGGAACGAGGCATTGATGCAGAGCGCGTCATCGTCTCAGAACCTGACACTATTCAAAAGTTTCGGCATACAGCTATCCAGATCTTGGACAACTATGCTAAAGCTGATGCTGATGATCGCCCTCCCATGCTCATGGTTCTTGATTCTCTCGGTCAGCTATCAACCACGAAAGAGGTTGAAGATACTACAGAGGGTAAAGAGACTCGTGACATGACTAAGGCTCAGCTTATCAAAGCCACATTCCGTGTACTAAATCTCAAACTTGCAAAAGTCAATGTTCCAATGATTATTACCAATCAC